GGCGCATTACCTAGCGGTACAACTGCACAGCGTGATGGATCACCTTCCGCTGGTTACATTCGATTCAACTCTGACCTGACTAGCTTTGAGGGTTATAACGGATCAGCCTGGGGATCGATTGGCGGTGGTGCAAGTGGTGGTGGATCTGATGGTGTCTTCTACGAGAACGATCAAACTGTTACTGCTAACTACACAATCAGTTCAAATAAGAACGCAATGTCTACTGGTCCGATCACGATTGACTCGGGTGTAACGGTGACGATTCCAACTGGCTCAAGATGGGTGGTGATTTAAATGGCTATTACGATTAATGGATCAGGAACAATTAGTGGTGTAAGCGTAGGTGGCTTACCAGACGGTATTGTTGATACCGATATGATTGCAGCGAATGCGGTTACGGTTTCAAAACTACCGACGTCAATAGATTTAAGTGGAAACACCGTAACAATGCCTTCGGGTAGGGTGGTAGATGTAGTTACTAATGTTTTCACTAGTTCTGGATCTGGTGACTCAGTATCTTTTACCGCAACAGGTCTTAGTGCATCAATCACTCCTAAAGCAACGGGAAACAAATTAGTCATTGTGGTTTGTCAATTTTTGGGTAGGTCACCATCAACTCACGCCCGACTTGATTTTGGAATTGCTAGATCAGCTCCATCAAGTTCAACCATAGCAAGACAATATTATGTAGGGCATGACGGTAATGTTGGATCTGTATGGCAGTTTATAAATCCAATTGTTGGTGTAGATACAGCTGCTTCTACTGCTACACATACTTACTTTACAGAAATCAGAAAAGCTAATGCAACAAGTTACGAAGCTAATAGCTGGTGGGCAAATGGATATGGAGCATCTTCAAATAATTACATGATTATTTATGAGGTAGAACAATAATGATCAAAATAGGTGATGCTTTAAATGCGCTATCTGTTAATGAATGGACTCTTACGGGCGAGCCTTCAAATGAAACAGAATTTAACTCTATGTTCAAAAAAGTTATTGGGGTTGATGTAAATGATCGAGCTGAACTGTCATCAAATCCTAGCGACTTTGGGATTACTTGGTCTCAAGTAAAAGCTAAATATGATGAGTTAGTCGCAAAAGAGCCACTCAAAGCCGACATCGAGCAAGCGAAAAAGTTATTGGCTGAGTCTGATTGGGTTGTCGTGAAGATTGCTGAAATGAATCTTGAAGGCACGGACGTAAGCGGTCAGTACCTTGACATATTAAGTCATAGAAAACTTATGAGAGAGCTGATTAATTTAAAAGAAACGGAAATAGCAAATGTCTAAAATTGCTTTAACTCCTAACGCAAGCGGCACAGGTACGCTAACCATTGCTGCGCCTAATACGAATACAGATTCAACGATTAATCTTCCAGATTCTGCTGGTTCATTTGTAACAGCAGATACGTCCGGTAACGTTGGGATTGGTACGAGTTCAACTTCTTATAAGTTGGATGTTCAAGGGACGCCGGGCTCCAATCCGATAGCATTATTCAAAAATACAGCAGCAAGTGGAGAGGCAACATTGAGGTTGCAAACAGCAGCTAATGATAAAGCGGTTGTTGAATACTACACAAATGGAAACGGCAACTGGAGGGCAGGTCCGGGAATAACAACTGCGGGTGCTTTTGAAATAAATAGCGTTACCGCTGGCGCAACAAGGATGCTTATTGACTCCAGTGGTAACTTGCTGGTAGGAAGAACTGCTCCGGGAACTATTAATGTTGCTGGAACTTGCATTGTCCCAGATGGTTCAATAATTATTGAAAGAGACAACAATCAACTTATGTCTCTAAATCGCCTGAACGGAAACGGCACACTTATTCTTTTTCAGCGAGGTGCAGGGAATGTTGTTGGTAGTATTGTAGGTAATACTTCATCTACTTCTTATAACACTTCATCAGACTACCGCCTCAAAGAAGATTGGCAACCAATGTCAGGCAGCATTGATCGTGTTAAAGCACTCAATCCTGTCAACTTTGCATGGAAGGTTGATGGCTCAAGAGTTGATGGATTCTTAGCACACGAAACACAAGAGGTAGTTCCTGAAGCAGTTACTGGAACTAAAGATGCAGTAGACGCTGATGGAAATCCAGAATATCAGGGGATTGATCAGAGCAAATTAGTACCACTATTAACTGCTGCGTTAAAGGAAGCAATTACAGAAATTGAATCACTAAAAGCTAGAGTAGCTACATTGGAGTCAGCATGAGCACACTTAAAGTAGACGCGATTGTAGATTCGAGCGCGGGAAACACAACCACGATCAATGGTGTTACGCCTACTGCCTATAACACTATGGGCAAGAACCGCATCATTAATGGTGCTATGGAGATTGACCAGAGGAACGCTGGTGCTAGTGTTACTCCATCAGCAAACGTATACACATACACAGTTGACAGATTTTCTGCATATTGCAACCAAGCATCTAAATTTACAGTTCAGCAATCAACTACTGCGCCTACTGGATTTATCAATTCATTGTTGGCTACTTCTTCATCTGCATACTCTATTACAAGCACAGATATTTTTGTACTTGACCAAATGGTTGAAGGCTTGAATTGTGCGGATTTAGCATGGGGGACTGCAAGTGCAAAACCAGTAACTTTATCTTTTTGGGTTCGTAGTTCTTTGACAGGAACATTTGGAGGTAGCATACAAAACTCCGCACAAAATCGTTCTTACCCATTCAGTTACACAATATCATCGGCAAATACGTTTGAGCAAAAAACCATCACAATTGCTGGTGACACATCTGGCACTTGGTTAACTACAAGCGGTATTGGTATGCGTGTTTATTTTGGTTTGGGATGTGGTTCAGTTCAATCAGGAACTGCTGGTGCATGGGCTGGTGCTTCTTATTATTCAGCCACAGGCGCAACCAGCGTAGTCGGCACATCCGGAGCAACCTTTTACATCACAGGCGTCCAACTAGAAGCTGGCTCAGTAGCTACTGAGTTTGAGCGCAGACCTTATGGCACTGAGTTGCAGTTGTGTCAGAGGTATTATGAAAAAGTGACTACGGGTGGTGGCGGAGTAGTAGCTATTGGTCATGCTGTAAATTCTACTGCTGCTGTTTCTTGTATTCAATGGTCTACAGTTAAAAGAGCAAGTCCTACTATTACTACAGTTGGAACTCCTATAGCTAGAGATGCTGGAGGAAACAGTATAGCAGGTTCAGTTAATACTGAAGATAGTAATCCCGGTTTATGGCAATTTAACATTACAGTATCTGGCGGATTAGCTGCTGGAAACGCAAGTCAATTAAGATTTTCAGGTGGTTACTATGCAGCTAGTGCGGAGCTTTAAATGTATAAATTAACAAAATCATCATACGAACAAGCAGAAAGTACAATTATTAAAAGACTTTCTGACAACGCCTTCATTCCCTTTGATCCAGACAACACAGACTACCAAGAGTATCTGAAGTGGCTGGCTGAAGGCAATACACCTGAACCTGCGGATAATTAAATAGCAATGGCTAAAACTAAATTCAGTGAACACACAAAACCAGTGCCTAAGCGCAATAAGTTAAGCAAGCGCAAGAAAAAAGCGCGTATTGCTCGTAAAGCTAGGGCTAAGAGTCCGTTATTTAGATGAGTACCAAATGGAAGACTTAAACCAACAGATTGGTCGGCTTGAAGCTCAAGTAGAAGAACTTCAACGTCAGATGTCAGAGATGCGACAAGACATTAAATGTCTCTCTAATCTTATGACCAAATGGAAAGGAGCCGGAGCCGTATTACTAATCCTTGGCGCCTGCTTTGGTTGGATCGCGGACCTCGCTACCCGATATTTTAGATAGGAGTTTAAATGGCAATACCGTTTCTAAGTGCTTTAATTGAACCAGTAACCGGACTTTTAGATAAGGTCATAGAAGATAAAGACCAGAAAGCGAAGTTAGCTCATGAAATTGCTACGATGGCGGACAACCACGCGCACCAGTTGGCCTTGGCCCAAATCGAGGTTAACAAAGCGGAAGCGGCTAGTAGCTCAACTTTTAAAGGTGGTTGGAGACCGTTCGTGGGTTGGGTTTGCGGTACTGCCTTTGCTTATCATTTCGTTATCCAGCCTTTGGCTATTTTTGTCTTGGCTTATTACGGACTAGAAGTACCCGACCTACCAGAGTTTGATATGGGCCAGTTAATGACTGTGCTTATGGGTATGTTAGGACTTGGTGGTTTACGTAGTTTTGAGAAGTACAAAGGAGTGGCTAAGTAATGAGTTTCATCCTGTCTCAGCGTAGTCTTTCTAAACTTGAAGGTGTTAATGAAAGATTAGTTAATGTGGTAAAAGAAGCTATCAACGTAACCGAAGTTGATTTTGGCGTGATTGAAGGACTACGGACCGAGGCCCGACAGCGGCAGTTAGTTGAAAAAGGTGCCTCTCAGACAATGAAGTCTAAACATTTAGATGGATTTGCCGTTGATCTAGTAGCTTATATTGACGGCAATATCTCCTGGGAACTAGCTGTTTATGACGAAATAGCTGATGCTATGAAGTACGCCGCTGGTAAACAAGGGGTATCTATTAGATGGGGTGGAGCTTGGAATATACCTGACATCTGCGACTGGTCAGGGGATATGGAAGCAGCTATGAACTATTACATAGATTACTGTAGAGCTCAAAACAAGAGACCTTTCATTGACGCTCCACACTTTGAACTTATCTAAGAGCTACGGGTTGTAACCAGTCTTTCCACTGGTCACCCATCACCTGAGTAGATACCTGTTTCTTGTCTCTAAGTGCCTTAACAATCTTAGCATCAATTGTTTTAGGACAGACTATATCGACGTAGACCACGTTATTCTTCTGTCCGATCCTATGAGCTCGGTCCTCTGACTGTAATCTATGTTCTAAGTTATAACTATTAGAATAATACACAACAGTATTTGCAGCAGTAAGAGTGATACCCATCCCTCCTGTCTGTGGATTACCGACAAAATATTTACAGGTTTCATCCTTCTGAAAACGCTCAATAGCCATCTTACGATCATCATCGTTAGTCTCTCCAAAATAAGTTACAAATGAATTAGCCCCGTACTTTTCCTTTAAAGCCGTCGAGATCTGTTTTATATCGGTAACATAGTTTGCCCAGATGATAACCTTATCAGGGGCTTCTTCTAGTACATCTAATAATTCATTTAATCTGTTAGATGGTAGTTCGATTAAGGTACCGTCATCAGCTCTGAAATGACCACAAGTAATCTGATGTAACCTAAGTATCTGAGTCAAGACATTGTCGACGCTTACTACATTGTTTTCAAACATGGCAAAGGCTAATTTACTTAACTCGTTATAAAGCTTCTCCTGTTCTTTAGTAAGTTCAACATACCGATATTGATAGATCTTATCTGGTAAATCTAGACACTCGTCCTTTTTAATACGGTAACTAAATTGTTTAATTATCGACGATAACTCGTCTAGACGCTGGAAACCCACTACCTTCTTAAAGGATCTCGGCCCTGACTGCATGTCCATCATGATAGCATAACGACTACGAAAGCTGTAGTAACTACTGAAACCTAACAAAGCCGGATGTAAGAATTGACACTGGCTGTATAGGTCTAGTGGACTCCTGGTTACAGGTTCACCGGTCAAGATACGACGATACTTAGCTCGTTGGGCTACCTTAACAAGGCTCTTAGTCCTAGCTGCCTGTGGATTTTTGATAGTTGTCGATTCGTCTACCACCATCATTGAGCGTTGGGAAGTTCCTAGAAACTGTCTAACAAATTCAGTACCTCGTTTTGTACTAAAAGCTTCTACGTTAACTAACAATATTCGAAGATCATCACTGGGCCAAAGAATATTTTCTAGACGTTCCTGATCTTTCTTCTTTGGAGAAGCTGTCCAAGCCGCTAACTTAAATCTGACATGGTCTGGTAGGTGAACAGGGAACTCGTTGTACTCCCAGTTCCTGTAAACTCCCTTGGGGGCCACAATGACAACGGAATCTATTCGACCGGTGTCATAAAGCCAGGCGATTGTGTCAACAATGACCTTAGATTTACCCGTTCCCATCTCCATAAACAGAGCAAACTCATGTTTCTCCTTTGAACATTCCCAGACTTCTCTCTGATGCTCAAAAGGGCGGGTTTTAAATGGATAAGTATTTGTATTAGACATAGTATTTGCCGTGATCTCTGTTAATCCTCGGGGTTACATTTCGTAAAACATTCGAGAATTTGGTTGAATTAAGTTAACACCTTGCTTAGCTCTAGTCAAGGCAACGTAAAAGACCCGATGTTCGTCATCTGGGAACTGCTGCATGTATTTATAGGACCGAGCAGCCATGTCGGTGATGATTGCGACATGATCAGCTTCACCACCCTTAACACCATGGATGGTATTGATCTTGATCCTTGGAGTATTTAATGACTCGCCTTGTCTGTCAGCAGCTAAAAAGTATTCTCTTAGAGTCGGGTTTAACCGATCAAACACCTCTTCCCACGGACCATAATCAACAGGGAGCTCGTCTAAAGTATATAACTTCTCGTCGTCAATATGCTTCATCTTGAAGCCGTGAAACCTACGAATGTTTCTAACTTGAGAACCAAACAAGGTCTCACCCTGGCCTAACTTAAACCAGTCTTTGATAGACGCTAAAGCTTTAGACTGTAGTGGTTTACGTGTAGGACTTTCATAGGGAAAACCACTCTGTTCACACAGGCGTTCATAGTCTCTAAGAAGATAACTGTTTCTAGCTAGTAATAGCCAGTCCCCAGTTTCTAGTTCAAGATCATCTACTGTAAAGCAAAATCTGACGTAGCCTGCAGCACCACTTGAACTGAATCGTTTGGGTATTC